TGTACGAACGTGGGAAACACGAAGGAAAGAAACAACAGGAACTCCCATGCAACAAGCACAAGTGCCCGTAGCAGCTCCTAAGCGCTTTCGCTATGATGAGAACGGAAATGAGATAATTTATTAATTAAAAAAAATGCAAATGATAAGACAAATGCCTAATGACCTCAATCTTGAGGAGATTGTACTGGGAGGTATGCTTATAGACAATCGTGGAGTTTCTGAATTTGTAGAGGTGGTTAAGGATACGAATGTTTTTTATAATCAAAAAAATGCATTGATTTATAATGCTATCCTTTCGCTTTACAAGGATTCACAGCCAGTTGATTTAGTAACAGTTCGGATTGCCTTGCAGAAGAAAGGCAAACTCAAAGAAGCAGGAGGAGGTGCCTATCTTGTTGCACTCACTGAAAAAGTATCCTCTTCAGCACATATTTACAAACATGCGCTTATTCTCATGCAGTTGTACGTCAAGCGCAAGAGTATTGAAGTAGGTTATCACCTCTCAGAGCAAGCCTACGATGAGGACATGGATATATTTGAGCTGTTGGATAGTTCTTACAAGGAGCTTGATAAAGTTTCCGATTGGCTTTCTATCAAACAACCGAAGGAGATAGGGGATTATCTTACAGAGGTACTAAAGACAAGAGCAGAACGTCAAGTGGTACCTATGGCTATTCGTGATTTGAATTTGAAATTCAATGGTTACCAGATGAGTGACCTTACGGTTATAGCAGGACGTCCAGCTATGGGAAAGACAGCATACGCACTGAATGACGCCCTTCATCAAGCGCGATTAGGTTACCCTGTAGGAATATTTTCCCTTGAAATGAGTGCGCAACAGCTTACCTCAAGGCTCTTTGCTAACTTTTCCCAGATAGACAGTAGTAAACTATTCTCTGGCACCCTTACTCCTTCAGAAATGGAGGTTGCCGTAGAACATAGAGAAGCGTTTAATAAGTTGCCTTTGTATATTGATGATGAGCCTTTTTTATCCTTGCTTTCTTTGAAAATCAAAGCAAAGAAGTGGGTAAGAGATAAGAAAGTAAAAATTATTTACATTGACTATCTGCAACTGATTAGCAACCCTCTTAAGGGACGGACGCGAGATCAAGAGATTAGTGAAATATCTCGTACTCTCAAGGGCTTGGCTAAGGAATTGGATATTCCTATTGTCGCCCTCTCTCAGCTTTCTCGTTCTGTAGACTCAAGAACAGATAGACGTCCTCAACTCTCTGACCTTCGTGAATCAGGTGCTATAGAACAGGACGCTGACAATGTACTCTTTCTCTATCGTCCTGAATATTATAAAATTCCTCAATGGGAGGATAACACCCCCACAGATAACGAAGTAGAAATTAATATTGCTAAGTTTCGTAACGGTTCTGTAGGTCGTGTAATTGCCGGCTGTCAGCTACACTATATGCGGTTTTTTGAACGATACGGAAACGTAAGTATAAATACTTATCAAGAAAATAGTTTCCCAAAAATTGACCCTAAAAATAACAATCCATTTTAATAATTAAATAATGAGAACGAAAAAACAAGATGAAGTTTCTCTTTTTGAGTATGCCACTAAGGACCTACTAAAAGCTTTTTGCAAGAAACAAGACTTAATCCCTGATTATTCAGTTGGAGGGGATCGTATAGACATGTTTTACATTTCTGATTTCTTCTTCAGTATCTCGGATATATACTTTGACCTCAAGAGCAATCAACCTGTGAGGAAAATTGTAGAGTGGTATTATTACATCTCTGAGCATGATGTAAATATTAATTACTACTCCTATTGCATGGGATTGAGAAAGGAGCAACTAAATAAAAAGCAAAACGATTAAAATTTATAGAGAATGAAAACAATCCAAGAACTCGTCCCACTTATCCAAGAGTGGGCAAAAGAAAGGGGAATATTTGACAAAAGCACCCCATTTGACCAACTCCTAAAAACACACGAGGAGGTTGGAGAACTTATCAAGGCGTGTTATGACAATGACAAACCATCTATCCAAGATGCGATAGGTGATACTATGATTTGCCTTATTAACTACTGCCACTTTATAGAACTGGATGTTATAAAGAGTATTAAACAAGCGGTTGAACTATCCGTATCAGAACTTGACATCATCTCATGCGTTATGAACGTTTATAACGCTTTAGGTAGATTGATAAGTATTAATATGAGGGAAGATGGCGGAGAATTATCTGAGCCAAGTGGGCTTAGAGTATTTAGTGTTGCATATTGTCTCAACAAGATTGCTCTTTTAGAGAACACTACCCTTGAGGAGTGCCTTAACATCGCTTACAACGAAATCAAAAACAGAACAGGAAAAATGATTAACGGTAAATTTATCAAAGATGAAAAATAAAAAAGTAACAATTGACGAATTAGGTATAACAGTGAGATACCAAGTTAGATTTAGCGGAAAAGTCTCTGAAAAAGTAGCAAAACAACTACAAGCTATGTACAAAGAAGAAATGGTATATAGTGAGGACGACGACCCTCTAAGCAATCACCCCTACAAAGAAGCTATAGAACTCATTTCTGATGAGGGCTATAACGGAGTGCCATCGCACTACACTTACGAAATAGATAGCTTAGAAATTTCAGAAGAAGCTGGCGGTGAAGAATAATCTTAAAAAATCAGAAAGAAAATGAATACCAAAAACTACCCCAATTGGCTCATCAATGTGGGACAAGCCAAAAAATTAAAAGAAATTGGGTTTGACGAACCTTGCGAATTTTCCCTGCCTATAAAGCAGTATGAAGATTTTGACATCAATGAGTTAAATTTTGATTTCCAAAAAGAAAATCACAATGATTCCTTTGATAAGTGGTCTATTCCTACATACGAACAAGTGTTTGAGTGGTTTAGAGAGAAAGGCTTTGTAAGTTTTATCAAAATTGATAATCAGTCTATGTTTGACGAAGGTTGTTATTATTGCTATGTAATAAGCAATGAAAGAGGTAAGACGATAGATTGTAAAAGTGATTTTGACGATTACAAAGAAGCCCGTGAAGCCCTTGTAAAAGCTCTCATACAAACCTATAATATGCTAAATTAATAGTATTTTATGAGTAAAAAATGAAGTTATAAGGAGGGTGAAAGCAAAATATTTACCCTCTTTATTTACCTGCTTTCAAAATCACAATTTAACAAAATAAAATAGTATTTATTATCGTTTTTGCAAGTGTAAAAACACCATTAATTTAACAATGCAAAATACCTATTATCAAATAGTTATGTTGATAACTTATAGTGATAATTCAAATATTTTTCTTATCTTTGCACTTTGTAAGAAATTAAGATAAATTATTACTTATGAATAATATAATAACAATACAAAAAATGATTTATAAAAAAACAATCACAAGCCTTGAGCTTGTGGAACAGATTAACCTTTTTAGAAAAGAAGAAGGGAAGGATACAGAACTACAGCATAAGACTATGTTAGCTATTATCCGAGATGAATTTGAAGAAGAAATTAACGAGCAAAAAATTCTGCCCGTTGAATACAAGGATAAAAAAGGTGAGAAAAGACCTATGTTTGAGCTCACTATCGCACAAGGGAAGCAAGTATTACTTCGTGAAAGTAAATTTGTTCGTAAGCGTGTAGTAGAGTGGCTGGAAAGTCTTGAACAAGCAAGCAAACCAATGTCTGCAGGAGAAATACTAATGACACAAGCTCAAGGAATGATAGCTATAGAAAGAGCGCAGCAAGAGCAGGCAAAACAAATCGCCTTGCAAAATGAGCGTCTTACTAAGATAGAAGCTAAAATAACTACCAAAAACGAAGATTATTTCACTATTTCAGGATATAGCAACATTGTAGGCAAGAGAGTGCCTTTACAACAAGCCATTTCAATGGGTAAAAAAGCTGCAAAATTGTGCATACAAAGAGAAATACCAATGGGTAATGAATATGACGCTAAATATGGGTTTGTTAAAAGCTATCCTACTGAAATTTTAAAAGAAGTATTTTCAATCAACTAAACCCACATACCATGTTTCAAGAAAGCCAACTCCAACAAATGTGCGTGCGATATTTCAGATACGTATATCCGCAGTACGTCATATATGCCACCCCTAACGGAGGATTTCGCAACTCCATAGAAGCCAAACGTCTCAAAGAAGAAGGTGTATTGGCAGGAGTAGCAGACTTGACTGTATTACTCCCTCATGGGAAGATTCTCTATATAGAGATGAAGGTAAAAGGAAACAAGCAAACTCCTAATCAAAAAACCTTCCAACAAAAAGCAGAAGCTCTGGGGCATACCTACTATGTATGCTATTCCTTTGAGGAGTTTAAGGATATTATCGAAAAAGAGATTGAAAAAAATTATATACAATAATCATTGTTAAATTATATACCAACTATGATAAGGATAAAACCAAGTAAGAGAAACACAAATAAGCACACAGAAAAGGGTATGCAAATGCTCAGCAGCTCCATTGATGAGGTAGGGGTGATTGAGAGTATATCAGTAACCAAACAAGGAACAATTATATCAGGACATGCCCGCAAGGAGAAGTTTGACGAAAAGGGACTTATCCCTAAAGAGATAACCCTTTCGGATAATGAGTATCCTGTAATCGTGCGTAACGATATAGAGGACGATACAGATACCTACTACAAGGCACAAATATTAGCTAACACAACAGCACACCAGAACTACAATCTTGACATTGAAGATGTGGAAGCAGTAGCAGAAGAGTATGGTTTGGAGTTAGAGGAATTAGGGATTGAGATTGAAGAAAAAGAGATTGATATATCCGAAAAAAAGGGGAAGATTAAAAAAGGGACTTTATTAGAGAAGTTCATAATACCTCCTTTTTCAGTACTTGATACACGACAAGGGTATTGGCAAGATAGAAAACGTTGGTGGTTATCATTAGGAATAAAGAGTGAGATAGGTAGAGGGGGAGATTTACTTTCTTTTCAATCAGCAAATAAAATACAAGGAGATGAAATGCCCTTATTATCCATATTTGACCCCGTTCTTTGTGAATTAGCCTACCAATGGTTTAATATTCCTAAAGGTAAGATATTAGACCCTTTTGCAGGAGGCTCGGTGCGTGGAATTGTAGCGGCTAAGTTAGGATTTGAATATCTCGGTAATGATTTAAGAGAAGAACAAATACAAGCCAATCGAGAGAATGCAAGAGAGGTATTACAAGATAACGAATTATACCCAACATGGACAATAGGCGATAGTAGAGATATAGATAAAATAGCAAAAGGGTACGAAGCTGATTTGATTTTTTCTTGTCCTCCTTATGCCGATTTAGAAGTGTATTCAGACAACCCTAATGATATATCCAACATGGAATACAAAGACTTTCTAATAGAATACAAGGAGATTATCAGAAAGAGTTGCGAAATGCTAAAAGAAGATCGTTTTGCTGTGTTTGTAGTAGGAGATGTAAGAGATAAAAAAGGATTTTACAGAAACTTTGTATCTGATACAATAATGGCATTTTGGAATTGTGGAGTTGTATTGTACAATGAAATGATATTAGTAAATGCGCTTGGAAGTCTACCAATACGTGCAGGAAAGCAATTTAATGTCAGCAGAAAAATAGGAAAGACACATCAAAACGTATTAGTGTTTTATAAAGGAGACCCAAAGAAAATAAAAGACAATTATCACGAATTAGATTTATCATACATAGAGAACGAAATAAAAGAAGAATATGAATAACACCCCAAAACATAGGCAACAATGGATATTAGAGGAGCTTAAGAAGTCTCCTCTGTTGTCGTTTGGGGAGGTTTGTCAGCTATATGTCAGTAAGTGGCATAAATCGGAAAGAACATTTGCAAGGGATTGGGAAAGTGCTCAAAAACAGCTACAAGAGTGGCAAAAATCAATCAACGAGGAGGTGGCAAAGCAAGTGATAAGCACAGAGGTAGAGGAACGAAAAAAGGATATAATGCAAAAGATTGATGTGCTTAAATTTTTGTCGAATGTGATCAGAGGCAAGGGTAGGGAGATTGATGGGGAGAAGTTTTTTCCCTCCTACCGAGAGCGTATCTCAGCAGCTACTCAGCTTGCTAAAATGGAGGGCTGGGAGGCTCCAATAAAGCAGGAGGTCAAGGGTGATTTTAATGTTACTGAAGTTAAGATAGTATGGGAGGGTGCACCCGATGAGTAATATAATAATAACACCAAAAGGCAACCGAAAGCAATACGAATGTATTAAGGCATGGTATAATGATACCGTTGAGGAGGTGCTATATGGAGGAGCCAAAGGTGGAGGTAAGTCTTTCATTGGTTGTTCGTTAATATTTGCCGATGCTTTTATGTACCCAAACACACAGTACTTTATTGCTCGTAAGCAGTTGAATGACTTGAGACGATTCACCATACCAAGCATTTACGAGGTACTTAATGGGTGGGGCATACCACAAAAATCATACAAATATAACGGGCAGGATAATTATTTTGAATTACACAACGACTCACGGGTATTGCTGTTAGATTGTAGGTACTTACCAAGCGACCCACAATACCAGCGATTTGGTTCAATGCAATTTACACGAGGGTGGATAGAAGAAGGAGGGGAGTTTGATTATGACAGCTACTCCAATTTAAAAATCTCTATTGGGCGTTGGAAGAACAAGGAGTACAACCTGAAAGGCAAACTACTAATAACAGCCAACCCCTCTAAGAATTTCCTTTATAAGGGATTTTACCAACCCTACAAGGCGGGGCAATTGGAGCAGTGGAAAGCATTCATACAGGCATTGCCGTATGATAATAAGATGTTACCTAAGGAGTATATTCGGAACTTGGAACGAACGCTCAGTGGAGCAGAGAAACAACGACTACTGAATGGTCTATGGGAATATGATGATGACCCTGCTGCATTATGTGATTATGATAAGATACTTGCTATCTTTGAGAATGACCATATACCACATGATAACACCATGTATTTAACTGCAGATATTGCTCGCTTTGGTTCAGATTTGTGTGTGATAGGTGTGTGGCAAAGCTGGGAACTGGTAGAGATATATACCTTAGCAACTTCTGCAACTACTGAGATACAAGCACTCATTAACACACTGCGAATAAAGTATAATATGCCTAAGGAGAATTGTATTGCTGATGAGGATGGTGTAGGAGGTGGAGTGGTAGATAATACGGGGATTATTGGATTTAAGAATAACAGCATTCCCTTTGAAGAGAATGGTAAGCCTACCAATTATAAGAATTTGCAAACGCAATGCTTGTATAAGTTAGCCGAGTGTATTAATAACAATGGGATATACATTAGTGCTGAGATTTCAGAGCGTACAAAAGAGATGATGACAGAGGAATTAGAGCAAATAAAAAGTGATAACAAGGATGGGCAACGGCTTTCAGTGATAAATAAAGACATGGTAAAGCAAGTCATTGGAAGGAGTCCGGATTACAGAGACATGTTACTAATGAGGGTGTATTTTGATTTGAAACCTAAAAAGACATTTAAACCAATATTTAGATAATTCTTTTAATTATAGTAATTACATTTTTTAAGTATGTTATGACATTACAACAATATCTATTACTCAGTCCACAAAGACAAAAAGAACTTACTCCTATATTAGAAGTTGTCAAGCCATTGCCTTATTTTAAAAAGGGGTTTTTGTGGTGGAAGAAGAGGCATGGCATAGAGAGGTTAACTAATCTAAATTGGGGAGATGTGAGGACGATCATTGAACAAATGATGAGCGGAGAGTTAACACAAGTGATTGATTCATTTAAAAAAGTGTATAAGATAAAAAAGCCTGCAAGAATGAATGTATTTAAGTTTTATGCCTGTATCAAATTTCTAACGCAGGAGGTTAATAGAGTTGTAGAACAGGAAGAGAAAGCATTTAAAGGAGAGCCTTCTCAATATGAAGGACAACTACAACAGGCAGGAGTATCACAATTAGAACCCTTTTCAGCTCTTTCTGTTATTGATACACTGGCACAAGGGGATATACTCAAGTATGAACAGATAGAAGCATTGCCTTATAATACAGTATTTTACACTTTACTTTATAAAACTTTAAGGCAAAATATAAAAAATAGACTACAACAAATAATATTAAAAAAATGATAAGGCTTTTTATTAATAATCAAGAGGCAGATGTTTTACAAAATGAATTCACTTGGAATTTGCAATGTGCAGATTTTTTTTCATTTGATACGAGACAATTCACTTATTCAAATGTAATGTATTTGCCTATTACAGATACCAATAGCACTATATTTGATATAGCACATGCCGTTGGGCATAATAGTAGCATTACAAATAAATCCTTTGAGGTAGAGTGCTATATTGACGGGTTGCCTGTTATAAAGAATGCTATAGGTTACTTAATGGGGATACAATTTGGCACTTATAAATTTGCTTTTAATGAGAGTACAAGAGATTTATATCATAGTTTGAATTTGTGGAAACTATCTGATATTTTCGGAGTGGAATTAAATCATAACAAATCCCCTGAGCAGTTGAGGAAATATAATGCTGAATATGTATATAGTTATATTTACTCAGGAGATTATGATTTAGGAGTAGTGTATCCTTTAGCAGAGTATGGAGGGGATACGATAACCAGTTGTGAGTATGAGGGGAGTGTAGAGAATGCTTACAATTTTTATTATTGTCCTCCAGCGGTTTCAATGCGATGGATATTTGAACAAGTACAGAGGAGGTCAGGGAAAGAGTTTGTGGGAAAATTCTTTAATACTTGGATGTTCAAAACATTATTTATAAGTGCTTCACAGGTAATAAGTAAGAAAGCTCCTGAAGGAGAACTTTCAAAGATGGAAGTTGCAGGTAGGGCAAGTGTAGTAAAAGATTCATATATTGAAGGAGGTAAGGGAGTGAGAGGTCGCTTACATACGATTCGTTATATGAAGATTAATAAAGGGAATCCTTCATATTTTTACTTAGACAAAGAAAGGAATCCAATCATGGAGGTAGGAAATGATTTGAAAGGTCAATGTGATTTCTATCTAAAAGCGAGAATTACGGGAGGGGTGGCAGGGAATTGCATAGAGGTATATAGGAATAATGAAAGTACTCCAGTGTATTCAAGTGATGAGGACAGTAAGACTCTGTTTAATGATACGGGGAAGAGTTATAAGGAGATGAAGGAAAATGTAGAAGAGGGGAAACAGGAGTTTGTTTTTGAGAAAAGTTTTGAGAATGAATTTAAAGCAGGAGACAAAGTATATGTAAGGTTTATTACACGAAGTTATCAGGGAGGAGACGCTTATGGTTTTGAACCTAATTTGTATGATATAACTACTAAACTTACACAAACCTCATGGACGATTTTGAATGATTTATTTTCTGAATTCTCTATGTTAGACTTATTTAAGGAAATTCTTATCATGTTTGGTCTCACCTCAATCAAGTTAAGCCCTGACGATGAACGTCAACATTTCTACACGATTGAGGAGCGCTTGTATGAGGCTCCTGTGATTGATTGGAGTGATAAATACATTCGTTACACTAATCTGGAGTTTCATTGTAGTAGTTCTTCTTATTCTCAAAAGAATTTTTTGAAGTATAAAAAATATGATGAGCAAGAGGCAATACAGACAATTGGTGACGGAGTTATAGAGGTAAAGGATGAGCTACTTACCTTTAAGAGGGAGAGATTAGGGAAATTCTTTTCAGAGGTAAATAAGGATAAAGGGATTAGTCATGAGGAAATGCCGGATTTAGATAACTTTTGGTATTGGGAGAAAGAGATAAAGGAAAAGGAGGATAATGGGCAAAAAGTAAATGAGGTAAGTTATAAACAGAAGGACAATCGCTTTCACATATTCAATGTAGTTGCTCATTCAGAGGGAAGGATTCCCACTCCGATACAGGGCACAATAAGAGAAGGAGAGGCGATAAATAAAGGTTTTGATATTTTGCCTTGTTATGCAAAATTTGAAAGGTTATGGTGGAAAAATTTGATAAATGATTATTACAGTGATTTTATTAAGCTACTCAATAATATGAAGATATATACGTGTGAGATGAATCTTACAGCATTGGACTTGTATGAGTTTAATTTTTTCAAACGTATATACATTAATCAATTAGGAGGGTATTTTCTTCCTAATAAAATCACCTATAAAGCAGGGCAAAGAGCTATAGTAGAACTTATAAAGATAGAACCATTAGAATAGTAAGGTTATGGTAGAGATAGGAAAGATAGAGATAGATGTAGAAGATTTAGTGAAGAAGGCAGCAGAGGCACGTAGAAAAATTATGGAGATTTCTCAGGAGATGAAAGAGCTTAAGGATACTTTCAATAAAGGGGAGATTTCCATACAAGAGTACTCTCAGAGGTTCACAGTATTAAATTCTTATCAGAAGGAGGGTCAAAGGGAGTTGCGGACGTATGATAGTCTTTTAGCAGCATCGGTGGCTACAGAGGCAAAGAAGCAAAAATCAAATGAGAGATTGACAGGCTCAATAAGAGAGATAAGTGCTGCACTTTCTCAGAATAAGCGGATATATGAGTCTCTCACGGAGGAGGAAAGGAATAATGCAGAGGTGGGAGGCAAGCTATTGGAGGTTATACAGAAACAGGATAAGAAGTATAAGGAACTGCAGAAGAGTATGGGGAATAATCAAGTAGATGTAGGGAATTATGAGAAAGCGATACTTGATGCATTGGGAACGAATAACGCTTTTGGAGGCTCACTTAATAGTATTATTAGTGGACTTGGAGACCTCAGAAGTAAGTTAAGTGCGTTATCTGCTCCTATAATTGCATTTATTCAGCATGGGAAGTTATCAGCTAAATCAATGGATTTAGCAACATCTGCAACAGGGAAGACCTCCGTTGCTCTTAAGGTATTGCGTGCGGCATTTATCAGTACAGGAATAGGTGCTATTTTGGTATTATTAGGTTCTTTGATTGCTTATCTTACTTCTACACAAGAGGGGATAGATAAAGTTTCAATGGTGCTTACTCCTTTGAAAGTGTTAATGGAGACTTTATGGGGAGTTGTTCAAAAATTAGGCAAGGCACTGGTGGAGGCTTTTACTCATCCTAAAGAAGCATTGGTATCACTTGGGAAAGCTATTGAGGAGCAAATCATAAACAGAGTTACTTTTGCTATGGAAATAGGGAGGGGATTTGTTAAGTTATTCACTGGAGATATTAAGGAGGGTCTTAAGCAAATGGCAAATGGGACTTTACAGGGTATAACAGGTGTTAAGGATACTATAGGGAAGACAACATCGGCAGTAAAAGCGCTTAATAATACAGTTGGCGAGGCATGGGAAAGAGGTAAGCGAATAGCAGAGATAAATCAGAAATTAGCCAGCTCGGAGGCAGATTATATAACAAAAACAGAGGAATTAAAGCAGTTATTTGCAGAGCAAAATCAAATAGCAAGGGATACTTCTTTGACTTTGGAAGAGAGGGAGAAGGCAGCAAAGAGGAGTATTGAGATAAATAAGGAAATAAACAAATTGGCTAAGGAGCGGAACGATTTGGAGGTAGAAAAAATAGAGTTGCAGCAACAGAGTAATGATACGAGTGATTCAGAGCGGGCAGAATTGGCAAGGAAGAAGGCGGAGGCTTTGAATGCAAACAGGGAGATGATAAATTCAGAAACAGCGCAGAATAAAGTCCTTAACAGTATTCGCAAGGAGGGGATTAATCAGCAGAAGAGTCAACGAGAGGAGGCACACCGAAGAGCTCTTGAGCAGATAAAGGAAAGAATTGCTACAGAGAAGCAAGCTATTGAGGTGTATGTAGAGACTAATTCAGCGGTGGCAAAGTCCTTAAAGGAACGTTTAGACATAGAAGAGAAAGGAAAAGAAGATCGTTTAAGGGTATTAGAAGAAGAGAAACAGAAAAAGATTATTAACAGGCGGGAGTATGAGGCACAGAAGCGCAAGATAGATGAGGATTTTGCTAAAACGAAAGTTGACTTATCTGTTAATGCAGTACAACAGGAGTTAGCAATGTATGAGCAATTGAATAGATCTAAATTAGAAGGAGAGGCACAACTCACAGCTGCTTTAATAGAAGAAGAGCGGCAAAGGCAGGAAGCACTTTATCAGAAGAAGGTCAAGGCTTTGGAGAAAGAGAAGGAACTCAAGGAGGAGGCAAAGCAATGGGATTATGCACAAGAGCAGGAACATGAATTAGCATTATTACAGTTAAAACAGGAGTATGAGGCGCAAGGTGTAGAACTGGATAAGCAACAGAAGCAACTAAGAAGGCAAGAGGAAAAGGAACAACAGACATTAGACTTTCAAGACAGGCTTCTCAGTTTGCA